CAACTTTGGTTACCATGCCTGAAGCATTTTTCTCGGCGACTCGTACGTTGTTTGCATCAAAATTGATAGACCCATTTGGCTCTGGTCTAAATATATCTTTGAAGTTTTCGCCACTAAAAGTGCCATTCGGATCTGATGCTGCCTTTGCCTGCATATACAGACCTAGCATTTGGTTCAAGGCGACCATACCAGCTTCTGCCTCTAGTGGGCCCTTGGCACGCATCAAACGGGTAGTGAAGCCTGGGATGCGTCGAGCTATCTTTAGAGCATCATCGCCGTCCGCTTCAAAATCTTTGGCGGTGGGATTGCCATTTTCATCCATCAAACCCAAATCCTGCTGGATTTTCAGAACAGCTTCAGCTCCTTTTTGAGCAATCCCTTCTGCTTGAGTACCGTCATACTTAGCGGCTTCCAGTTCGAGTGTCGCACGCGCTGTTGCAGCTTGTGATCTGTATGATTTAATTTGTTCTTGCTCTTGTACACCGACATCTCGATCACCATAGGTCATGGCGTTCAAAAGTTTTTGAGTCTCGTTCATCTTGTCAGATGTAGTGCCCGAATGAGTCATACCCATTACGTATGCAACAAACCTCGCGTCTTCTGGGACTACACTACCGTTTTTTGTCGCTGTAATGAGGTCTGCGTCAGTCTCAATACCTTTGCTATCAAGAAAGGAGCTGATCGCAGTTACTTGCTCTTGCGTTGGTTTAGCAGTCTGGTTTTTGATAGCCTCACGAATATTGTCTACAGTTAATTCGAACGGAGGTCTTGTTGCTATCTGAGGTGCGGCAGCTGCTGAAGATCGCCCAGAGACCGTTGTGCCTTCAGGTGTATAACCCCCTTGTGAGGGCGAGCCTTGTGGGCGTTGGGGTTTAGCAAGTTGATCTATGTCTTTGCCGTATTTTTCAAAGAATGCCAAAGGCCCAAGCGTTTCAAATTCTCTCTTCAACTCAGGACGACGCACGATAGCTTTCGCTATGGCAACTTGATTACTTTGCCTATCGTAAAACTTTTCAGCAGCAGTGTTGCGTTCGTAGTCTTCATTTGTCTGATCCTTAAACAAAAAGCCACTCTTGCCCCCAGCTGATGCTATGCCTGACTCCTCAACAGCGTCCTTGACTGTACTCAGCATATCGTATTCTTCAGGGTCAGTTATCCCGAGCATAGACATTCGCTCTTCTGCCAACCTGCCCATCACGGGTCTGTTGCGCGGGTTTAGTGCCCGCTGCAATGGTGTGCGCTGCTCTTCAGCTTCTTTAGCTTCTAAGCGTTTTTTCTCTTCTTGCCCTTGTGCAGACGCTTCCCACTCAAGTCTAGCGGCTTTATCTGACTCAGCGATCAATGCATCAACATCGCCGCCTACTGACGTAAAAACTTGTTTCAAGGCGTCCATGTCGTCGGTGTCATTTACAACTTGATAAAAAGCAGCTTTTTGTGCAGGGCTTTTGTTTGGGTCATTACCAACAATATCGAGCGAGGCTTCGCGCAGCTGCGCGGTGGCAGCTCTGCTTGCGTACTCATTCACGGTTTTTGCACCAGTGTAAAGAATGCCATCATTGTCTCTCAACGCGCCTTTACTGATTCCGCCTGCCCACCGACTTTTAAGGTGGTCATTGAACTGGGCTTGGGTAAGTTGCACGACGTTATCGTCACCCAATTCTGTTCTTTCTCCAGTCATTGGGACGATTTCGCCTGTATCGGCACGTTTTACCATCGGAATGTAAAGGTCGCCTTTCTTGTCGTAGCCGACAAGTTCAGCACGTTCTTCTGTGCCATCCGCTTTGGTGAAAACGTTGAATTCAGGGCGTTGGTTACTAAGGTTAACAATTAGCTCTGGGCGCTCTTCATATAGCTTCGCCCAATCTTGTTCCTCTGTGACATTTCCGGTGTGCTGGGCAATGTTACCTAAAGTCTCTCGAGCCCCCTTCAGTTGAAGGCGTTCGTTTTCCTCAGTGTTGACAATGTCTTGCTGCTCACGGCTGATTTTAAGCGCTTCACGCTGCCGCCTTTTATCGTATTGATTTGCGAACGTTTGTTGGCCTGTTTGTAATGCTGCTAATGAGCCTGCTAAAAGAGACATAGTTCGCTACCTTAAAATGCAAACGCGAAGATGGCTGCCGAAGCGAGACCACCGATCGTGCTATAAGTTTGTGCTTTTGACGCAGCCTTAGCCTGGTCGTAAGCATTTTTTCGTTGGGTCGCGCTCTGCGCTACACCCTGCATCTGGCTCAATGAAGAACGGTTAACGCCCTGACCGATATTAATCAGGTCACCGATCGCGGCTTGGTTAGCTTCTTTCTGGGCAATGCGCGCGTCGTTTACAGACTGTGCAAGTCCCAATTTATTAGCGCGAGCCAAACCTCGCTCTTGTTGCTGACGCTGTGCGGGGGTCAAGTTGACTCCGTAACGTGCTGCGTTACGGTCAGCAACGCCCGCCATCAAACCTTGCGCCTCTGCGGCATTAGTTCGTGCGTCATCAATTAGCGATGTATCGTTTTGTGCTCGGTCTAGTAGATCTTCTTCAAACTGACGATAGTTTTTGACGTAGTCGATATAATCGTTACGTGTAATAGATGCGTACGCTTTGTCTGGGTCACTTACGCTTGGCAGTTGATTTACGTAATCACCGCCTTGGTAGTTGAAGTTTCCAATGTTCCCAATACCTGATTCCATACTTATTAACTCCTTAGAATGGGCTAGTGTTCATGAAGTCTGAGTAGCCAAGACGATTACCGAAGCCTTGTACTTTTTGCCCCTGCTCATTCACGGGTGAGAAAAAGCCGCCTTTTACCGTTTCCATATCTGGTACTTGGGTTTTGCCGTCCGCGCCCAATTTCGTCATTTTCTTTCCGTCTTTACCAACTTTTTGACGCTGACCTTCGGACTGCATATTCTTAGCGCCCTGCAAAACCAGAGAAGTAGCTACCTGTCCGAGAGCTCCCATCTTCGCTTCGCGTTGTGTCTGTTTCGCTTTAGCTTGAGTCAGTACTCTCGATGCGCCCATGCTGGCCGCTGAACCCATACCAGTTTGTGCATCAGCAGCTTGCCCGCGAGCAGTGCCTAATACGCCTAACTGCATGTTGTTCTTGATACCCAGGCCAGTTTTATCAGCTGCCGCAAGTTGAGCCTGATAGGCTTGCGCTTCCGCTCCACCACTTGCACCGCTCGCAGCGCGGTCATAACTTGCTTTACCTGCCAACGTCTGCATTGTGTCGGCATTGGCACGACCACGCAGAACATCTGCTGAATCATCAGTTTGTGACGCGTCGCGCATCTTCTGAAGCAGCGGGTCATACTTCTCTTTGAAGTATTTGTTTTCGGCCATAGCTACAGCTGCTGACGCTTTCTCTGCTGCTGACGGTTGATAATCTTTTTGTTTTGGTTTGCTACCCATTACAGTTCTCTCGTATAAACCACGGTGTCTTTCTTCCATCCTTCAGCCACGAAGTAATCCTCTAGTGCTGAAACTGGTGTCCTGGTTTCAAGGTTCTTAAAACCACTGTCTCTGGCTAGCTGGGTAAAGAATGGTAGATACCTAATCGCGCAACTTTGTCCGCGGTTCTTGGCCCATGCCAACCAAAGTAAAAATGTTCTCGCCCCTGTAAACTCATCCCGCTCTGCGGTAGTAATTACAAACCCCTCTGGGGCTACCCAAAGGTGGGCTTCTTCGTTCAGACAAGCTGCATATACATCTTCTGGTCTAAACGTAAGCTGAGCCTGCTCAGCTAAAATCTCTTCTATGCCACGTTTTACCCAAACCCACTCTTCACGTATGTGGGCAAGGATTGGCTTATCCGCCGTTGCCGTATCTTCTGCGTCTTGTGCGCCAAGCGCCTGATGATCCGCCATACTTAACACTCCTGTGGACTGCGGTGTCAGCGTTGCGCGACCTGCGCTCCGCGGCTTCTACACCTTGATTAAATAACTGCCCATAAACTGATGCGCCTTGTAGGTCAGACCAGTCTTTGTTTGGGATTCTTAGCAAGCGGAATAACGCGCCGTTGATGATTGTGTCTCGATAATCATTCATTACGTCGTTGTCACAAGCTGTGCTCGTGTGAGTCGGGCTTAGAACTGCGCGGATTATCGTGCTACCTACAACAGTTGCTGAAGGGATGGGGGCTAATATAAAAGTAGCCGAGCTCTGCTGGATGAAATATTGGGGCACACCAGAATCTTCGCGCCACTTTGGTAATCTCTGCTCAAGCAGCGTGGTGGTCGTTGGCTCTAGGTCTTTACCTTGATGCGTAACCCACAGGATCTTCCGAACAGATGTCCCTGATGGTGCCTCAAGGTCATACTCAAATAAGTTGGATATTGTGGTGACAGGATCTAACTCCGCCTGGTAGACACTGGCGCGTTCACAAAGCTCGACAACCGCTGCTCGAATGTTATTTTCGATCAGTGTGTCGGGGCAACCTGGAACCATAGGAAGTATTTCAGGGAGTAGCGCCTCGTAAGAAATCGCCATGCTTTATACCATCTGTGATTGTTGCGCTGACCTGCGTTCGATGTTCGGGTTTGTTACCGCGTCGATCTGACCTTTGCCTGTTACAGAAGCTGTAAACAACTGGAAGTGGCTAGAAGCGCGCTGTTGATTACCCGCGTACTCAGCATCCTTCATGTAAGCCATATACAACACGTAGTTCAAAACAGCATTAGCGAATATATCGGGAATCGATAAATTATCTGACTGAGCAACAGTGGCTGGGTTGGAGCTATAAACAATTTCTAAGAAAGCGTTGCCATCAACACCAGGGTATACGTAGAAGTTTCTTGGGTTTTGCTCTTCATACACGTAGTGCTTAACAATATTAGTGTGCGCTGCATCACCAGATACCGACGGGTCGTGCCAGTCTGGGGTTTGTCCGTTAAGAACTTCTGCATCTACAAGCCGTACTGAGCGCTTACCTGTGCCGTTAGAGGCTGCAGACATATTGCGTATTACCTTGAGCAAGCGGTTACCGCCTGACGGGATCTCTTGCTTAGTACCGTCTACCAAAGTAATAGTAGTGTTTGTTGCACTAGCATCGGGCTTTAGTAAAGCAATCTCTCGCTGCGCATCATTAATCCACAAAACCAACTCGCCGACTACTGGCCATCTAACGCCTGTAGTGTCTTGAAGTACTGTTTGCGCTCTGTCAATAA